ACCGTTCCAGCACCAGATACCGCCGCTGAGTTATTTGTTAGCGTTATTGTTCCGGCTGACATGTTTATCATTCCTCACTAAAACTTAAAATAGTCACTTGCATCAAGCACGATTGATGGTGTGGATATATTAGGAAATTGTAACGTTACACCGCCTGTATTTATTGTTCCCTCAAGAGTCCCCCTACCTCTCCTAATTTGACGTCCAGATATTTGTAACCCCATATTATAAATGGTCCAGACACTTCCGCTTCGTGTTCCCGTTTTCGCGGAACGCTCAAGAGGAACCATAGGGCGAATAACACCACTATCCTTGTAGTCATTCGAGATAGATACAGATGCACCTAAATTAAATGGTGCGTACTTGCTAGAAAATACGAGATGCCCGCTATCATTCCATATTGCAAGCCCCCATAAATCTAACTGCATTGTAAAATCAGAGGCAAATACACAGATATATATTTCTAAGGTTGTGACACCAGATAACCTAATTACATTATCTAATCCCATTTCAACAACGGCAGAAGCATTATTCCAATAACAAAACACACGCTTGTTAGAACCGGGTATATTGTTAGGCAGCGTCCACCCATTCGAAATGTTTAGCTTTTGTGCGTAAACACAATAACCTAACTTCATTGTGTCATTTATCTCGGTATATCCTCTCATTCCTTGTACTGCTATCCCCCAATGTCCTGATGGCGCTTCAGGCACTTGGTTGTACTCATATACATCAACGGTAAATCCATTAGGAAGGCCGCCTTGTATGCCAGGTACCGCAGGGCTAACGTTAAAAGTAATAGTGTTACCAGTCCTTGACCACCCCGTAATGGCATAAACCTGATCGTTATAAGGTGATGAGCTTGAAGATGTTCCAATCTGAATCCCGTCTCGTGGAACACATAAGGCCGTTGACCCCGAGGTAAACCCAAGATTGAAACTATAAGATGTCCCTGTCCCAGAATTATGTTTTATTTTTACAGTTCCGATATAGCTAAGAAGTCCCGCTGTGTTTTTATCTATCCTTAGTCGTGTATTTCCATCATCGCCGTAAATAGCCAACCCGAAATCTGACATTAGAACACTCCCGTCAAATAGCCTAGTTGGACTTTTAATTGTCGTGATGCATTAGCAATACTGATTGTTACATTGTCTTGCTTCATCATTCCCAATGAATTAGAACCATTAATTTCTATTGACCCAGTTCTAAACCCAATTCTCATACCCGATCGACCAACAACATAATCATCCGATTGGAGATAGTCAGCTATTTTCCCCGAATTGATGGACGCTTTTCGGATAAATGCATCATCAATAAATACCTGACCATCAATTGAAGCAAACGGAGAATATTGAGTATCACCGCTGCCACTCATCAATACAAACTGGTTAGCATTAAAACCAATGCGCGTAATAACTGGCTTACCCTGCTGAGCTAACACAGCAATAGACATACCCGCACTATAAAATACATCGTTGATGCGAACGCCTGCTTTGAGTGTATGAATTGCTGTAGCGCCGTCTGCATCTACAGTCGCCGTAAGCTTATCTTCAAGAACAGAGGTAACATCCTCGATTTGCGCCTGCACCTGAGTAGACATCTCGGCTAAAGCCCTATCCACTTCCGCAATGGTTGTCTTTACAATAAGAATATCGGCGCGAACTTCACCGTATTGCACCCACTGATGTTCTACAGTGGCATTGTTAGCCAGCGCATTTTGCATGATGCCTTCAATATTCGTATCAATATCGCTGGTTAGCTTCTCGCCATCTTTATCAGTTAAAAAACCATCTCCAATGCTCTCGAGATAATCACCAGCATTACCGTTTGACGCTCCACGTACCCACCCAGTCCAATCCCCTTGATTGCCAGTACGGTCAACAAGGTGCGCACGATACCAAAACTCTTGCCCCGCCTTTAATCCAGTTTGTGTATAGCTTCGCTGTGGATAAGGGATATCAGAAAGCAACATGGCATCACCACCGCCAGCGGTTGTGGAGTATTGAATTTCAGTTTTTAGCGTATCCCCAGCACCATCTGGAAATCCCCAAGAAAGCAAAACCCCCCACAATAGTGGATCAGCCTTGAAACCTACAGGCAACGGTGGCTTTCCTTCTTTGCCATTAAGCTGCGTCTCAAGTGAAGTTGCCCACAGCGAAGAAATATCACTGGCGTTGATAGCACGAACGCGGACCAAATAGCGCCCCGCATAGATGTTAGGAACCTCAAAACCCAGCGCCGAGGTGCGCGGGACTGAGACCCAGTTACCGTTATCTTTTCGCCACTCAGCCTCATAAGCGATCGCATTCTTCACCGCGTTCCACGTTGCACGCAGCGTAGTCACCGCAATCCCTTGGTTGACGCTTGAATAGTTGGTAATGAGAACATTTTCTGGCGCAACCTGAACACCCGGAGGAATAACAGAAATGGGGCGTTCTTCTATGCGTGCGCCGGTATCAATCCGCGCATATTTGTCCGGGTCATGGTAAGCCCCAACGATGGTGTAGGTGTTGTCGTTGTTGTCTGCGACACTCACAACGCGATAGAGCTGCACGGCGAGTTCATCAGCATCAACTGCCCATACTGATTCGGCCTGCGGAGTTTCACTGTAGCTTGTTGTCACCGTGACAATGCGACCATTTACCGACTGCACCGTTCTGGCCTGACTGATACCAGAAGGTAAATTAACGATCAAGCGGTCACCGCTCTTAATATCTGGCTCGCGGTCAAGGCGAACATTTCGCCCTTCAACGCTGCTAATACGGCCTCCCATGACTCGCCCTGAGAGCATCTGATCGGCAACGCCGATAATATGCCCAGGAAACGGGATTAAACCATCTAACCCCACGGAAAACTCAACCGTTCGATCTTGGCTATTACTCAATAATGCCCAGCGCCCACGGCGATTAGCCTCGCTTTGACGCGTACAACCAATGGCCGTGATCTCCGTCTGGTTCACCCCATAGCGGCGTACTAATGCATTTTCGAACACCGACTCGACAGCATCGGCATAATGATTGGCAGGGTCTGACCAACCCACCATGGCGGTGGTGTACCGTGTGCGTTCGCTCGAGGCTGAGTATGCAAACTTCCCATTGATAACGTTGGCACGCGTGTAGGTGTAATCCAAGTCTCGCGGCATATCTGCCAGCGTCACTATCTGGTTTTGCCCGTAACAGGTCATACCGCGGAATATTGCGGCAAAGTCCGTCAGAACGGTCCACGCATCCTCACGCGACTGAATGTACACATCACACTTAAAGCGTGGCTCCATTCCTCCACCGCCGCGACCATCGGGCACCAGTTGATCACAATACTGCGCAATACGATAAAGCTCAGATTCATCCACCTGCATGGAGTCAATGCGTTGGCCTAATCCGTAACGATCAGAGATCAAGATGTCATAGAACACCCATGCTGGGTTATCAGTCCATGCCCACTTGAACCCGCCCGTCCAGACACCAGAGTATTGCCGCGTGACCGGGTCATAATTATCCGGCACTCTGACAATCATCATCTTGGGTCGGCATGTCACTTTAGGGATGTTTTGAAACTGCTTGGCGTTAAATTCCACGTAGAGCAGCGCTGTGTTTGGATAGCGTAATTTGGCATCGATAACTTCAGTGTAAGCCTCAACATTCATCGTATCGGCAATACGACCGCTATTAGCGTTGGCGGTGAGACGGCGAACACGCAACTGCCAGCCGGTTGTCGCTGTGGGTAAGTCAATACGGTGGCTGCGCTCATAAAGCGTTGTCGTTTTACCATCAACGGCAGATTTGAGCACCTCACGATATGCGCCACCGTCCGTGGCCACATCGATAGCGTATTCAATTTTGTAGCCGTTCACAGTGGTGGTATTACGACAGCCATGATTACGGCATGCACGTGGAATTAGTGCTGGCATATAAGTTCCAATAAAAAAGCCACCAGCAGATACTAGTGGCTTAGTTAGCAATGTAATCAATTGTATTAGCTCAGACCTGATCTGACAGTTACCGGTTATTTATACAGGTATCTGTCAGATTACATCTGGCTTAAATTTTTCTCAGCCCAGATGCACTTTCCATCAAGTAACGTTTCCATCGGTGTCCGCCCGCAACACATTTTCCCCTGATGGGTTCGCTCATTATTATAGTGAGCCAGCCATTCATCAAGATCCGATTGTAATGCATCAAGATCGCCATATAACTTTTTGCGGAACGTCACCTGATAAAACTCGTTCAGTATCGTTTTATGGAACCGCTCGCAGATGCCGTTGGTCTGCGGTGACATTGCCTTCGTTTTCGTATGCTCAATGTCATTTATCGCCAGATAAAGCTGGTAATCATGCTGCTCCACTTTGCCGCAGAACTCAGTACCTCTGTCGGTCAGTATTCTCTGCATCGGCAGGCTCTGAGACTCATAAAACGGCAGCACACGGTCATTCAGTAAATCAGCCGCAGTAATCGGTGTTTTAGTGACATAGAGCTTGCAGTGAGCGACCTTTGAGTAGGTATCAACGAACGTCTGCTGATAAATACGCCCGACACCTTTCAGGTTGCCCACATAGAACGTGTCCTGTGAACCCAGATAGCCCGGATGAGCGGTTTCAATTTCTCCACAGGCCTCGTCATCACTGGCTTTACGTTCCAGCGCGACTATCTGAGCTTCGGTCAGTTCGATACCGTCACGGGTCACTTTTTCTTCCAGTGCCTTCAGCCGCTTTTTGAAGTTCTCAAGGTTGTGGCGCAACCAGACAGAACGGACACCGCTGCCTGAGATAAAAACACCCTGTTTACGCAGTTCATTACTGGTCCGATGCTGGCCATGAGCCGGGAATGCGACAGCATAATCAACGACAGCCTGCTCCGTGGCGTCATCGGTGCGATTTTTGAGATTGGGCGTGCGTCGGCTGCGATTTATCAACGCATCCACCCCACCTTCATCGGCCAGCTCACGATAACGGTAAAACGTATCGCGAGAGACACCCATGATTTTGCAGGCTTTCGACACGTTGCTGAGTTCTTCAGCCAGATTAAGTAAACCCGCTTTGTGTTTGATGACGGGATTGTTAGTATGAAGCATGAGAGTTACCTCGTGTTTTGTATAAGGATTCGACACCCATATCAAAACCGGTAACTCTCAACCTTTCAAGGTCCAGTGTCAGATCAAGTCGCGACTAATACAAATCAATTGATGCTACTGAAATAGGCCTTCAATTTTTCCTTTGCAAATGTATGCAAGCTTGTCATTTCCCTTAGCCAGCACGCTTTGAAACTGCGGTTTGATTTTTATACATCCACCTAAAATATACGCCACACTACCTAACCCACCAATAACGTCGTAAGGATGGGGACCCTGTAGTGCAACAGCCAAACCTGTAGAAGCTACACCTAAAACCTGAGCCAAATTAAACTCGAAAGAAGTAGAGATATTGAATTTAATTGGGCTTCTCCACACTTCATTGTTTAACCGCTCAATATCAAATATCGCTTGCTTTAGATTTGAAAGCGCTTTTGCTCTCTGAAGGTTAACGTCTCCAGACCTCCTAACTTCATTGTAAAGTTCATCGAGATATTCATGAAGTGCGATTAACTCAGGCTTTCTTCTCTCCTTAAACTCAAGAATTTCGTGAAGATGGACATTCTCTGCTGGTACTGGCAGTAAGTTAGCTAACTCAAAACGTACAACCTCAGCAGATTTGGCAAACTCAGGCTTTAGATTTACTTGCTCATTTAAAAAATGCATTCTCCAGTCAGTCGAGCCTTCTGTGTGGCGAAGTATGTCAATAGTTCTAGCATGAGTTTCCGCATAGAAATCAGCCATTTCACCACTATGGATCGTACCTTGCAGTTGATATAAAGGACGAGTTAACAAACCGCATTTTATCAGTTCATCTTCATCTTTAAGTCCAGCATGGAAAATATTATTAGTTGGGGAAACTAGTTTATCCCAATAAAGAGAAAGATAATTTAGCTCTAATTGGCTAATCCATTGGCCTGTACTAAAACCAGTTCCATCTTTGGTTTTAAGTAGTTCACAAGCACTAAAAACCACTCCTCTTTCCATGTCAGCCCCTCTAAAATAAACATTGGGGATAATTTAGCATTTTCGTAGATGCACATCGAATACCAGCAGTTATATTTTACTGATTAATCATTTTGAAATAGATGTGTTCACAAACTTGCCCTGCGCTATAAGCGCTGTCAGCCTCTATAGCATTGCTATTGCTTATGGTGCAGGCCGGGAATATTTATTTGCCCCACTTGGTTAATACGCTCAATCTTTGCCAGCAATGATGGCTTTTTTACTCGTCCCCAACGGTTCAGTAATCGCCCAGACATACTGGCTACATCTTTCTCTTTCATGTATTCGAGCATGACGGCATTGCGTTCTGCTTCTAGGTTTTGTATTCCCAACTGGATCATGTCCTGTATCCAGTTAAAGGCGGCGATGTAATCATCAACATCAGCCATTTTTACATGACATACGGCTCGATTAACTCTTACTTAGTTGATAGATATGTTCTGGCTGCTATCTTTATTAAAGGAGGCAGGCAGCTTCCTATGAAATATAGCTCATAGCTTCACCGCATCTAACACCTATCCCCCTGTTAATGTTAGATGCGGTTTTTTTTGTTTCACCTAATTAGGCCCGTGCTCAAACTAGGCATCATAAAATGAAAGTCGTGGCACTATTACTAGGCTCTTATTTATCATTGCTTGGGCTATTCCTTAATAGCCTTTGTGAAAATTTGAATTTTTTAATTATATTTCGCATTGTAAGGAGGTTGCTTTAGTCTCGTCATATGCTAACGACACTGCTCTACTATCCACTGTTGGCCCCCTCTCAACTGTTTCTCCATCGTTGTTAATCGCTCGGTAAGGGTGAAATAATCCCGCTCAGCGGAGTCTTCCAATCTGGCGGTGGCTGCATTATCCACGCTGGTGGCTGCTGTTTTGGGGTCGGCTGTGGACACACATCGCGCG